TTTGCAGAATGGTTAGGATTAGAAGAAGAAGGTTTAATGAAAAAGTTTGGTTTTGATGGCACAGATCAATATATGTATGCGAGGATATTCTAATGGGAGCAGTACCTTTTCAATTAGCAATGGGAGCTGCACAATACAAAGCTCAAGGAGAGATTGGTAAATTCAATCAATCAGTAAATAATAGAAACGCACTTATTCTTGAAGGTCAAGCAGATCAACTAGAAGCAAAAGCAGATTTTGATATTGCTCAATTTAGAAAAAATTTTACAAAAATTGAAGGTGAAACAAGAGTAGCTCTTGCTAAATCTGGTGTTGTTATGGATAGTGGTAGTGCTTATAATATACAATTATCAAATGCTTATGAAGCAAAATTACAAGAAAATTTAATTAAATATAACTCACAAGTTGCTGTAGCAAATAAAATGGAAGAAGCAAACTTTGCAAGAATAAGAGGTACAATGGCTAGAAACGAATCTAAACTTGCACAAATAACTACAGTTGCACAAACAGGATCAAATATATATTCAATGATGAATAAACCTAAAGGAGTAGAATAGTGCCTAAAATACCTACATTTACAGCAGAAGGTTCAATTACTCAATTAGAAGGAACTACTACTAATATCCAGATGGGATTAAATAATAATCTTGCTAGTGCATTAGCACCTATTACAAAAACTATTGTTGAACAAAAAGTAAAAGAAAATGCTCTACAAAATCAAGCAGAAGCATTAAAATTAGAAAACGATTTTATTACTGATATGCAATCAGTTAGCCAAACTATTAATACTGATGAAAGATACGCAACCAATAAAGAAGCTGCAAACATTTATTTAAAAGACAAATCTAATCAACTTATTAAAAAATATAGAGCATTAGCAACTAATGGAAATGTTCAAGATAAATTTTCTAACTATGCTTTAGCTGAAACACAAAAAACTATTTTTAAAACAGATACTATAATATCAAAAAATATTTTAACAAATTTAAATAACGAATATTTAAAACAAAAAGAAAAAACAATTATTGATGGCATGACCAGTGATATTGATAGATTAACTTTACAAACAACTTTAGAAAAATTAACTATAGACACTTTTAGTTCTCAACTTTCTCCACCAGAACTACAAACAATGTTAAATGGTATTCCTGTAGAAATACAATTATATGATGGATTAAAAGATGTTCAACAAAAACCTAGAAGAACTTATTATGCTTTAAAAGATAAAAATTATTTACCAGACTTATCTTATGAGCAAAGATTAAAATTAGAAGAAAAAGCTAAAACAATTATAAGACCTCAAATTAAAACAGAATGGGAAAACTACACTGCAATGATAATGGTTGGAAAAGAACCACCTGTATTTGATATGGAACTTGCAAAAGAAATAATGACAGAACCAGTTTCTAATCAAATGTTACAAGAAGAATCTTTATTAAAAGATACTGTTATTAATAACAATTTAATATTAACTTCTTCAAATGAAGATTTAAATGAATTGTACGAAAATATTATAGCAGAAGGATATGAGTCTAACACAGAATTAAGAGGTCAAGCACTAGAACAACATTATCAAACAATTCTTAAAAAAAGAATTGATGGTATTAGTAAAGACCCAATTAATTATATATTACAAACAAACAATTCTGACATTGCAGATTTAATTTCTGAACTACAAGAATTAAAAGGAACATCTGATGGTGCTGGTCCAGTGTTTGATTCTAGTGCAGAAGCATTAGCAATATCAGAAAAAAGTATAGAACTAGCAAGTGCTTTGGCTACTGAACAAACTAAATTAGGTATACCAGAATCTCAACATAGATTTATGACAAATGAACAAGCAACAGGATTTGTTAATTCATATATTGCTCTTGCAGAAAAAAGTGATCAAAAAGGTATGCAAGATTTAATGTTAAGTTTAGGTAATGATTATGGATTATTTGAATCTAAAGTTATAGCACAATTAAAAACAAGTGGTTTACCAGAAGGAGCTGAAATTGCTTTATCATTAGGTAACTCTGAACTTGCCATAGAAGCATTATCTCTTGATACTAAAGAAGAAAAAGACAAATTAAAAAGTTTTTTAAAAAGAGAAACTGATAATGAAACAAAATTTGATGATATTAGTATTATGATTAGTGAAGAGATGAAAGATTTTGAAGCTATATTAAGAAAAAATGTTCCATTAGATAGTAGTGGTACATTACCAGAAATGGAAAAACTTATAGATTTTTTAAGTTACGCAGCAATCAATAGAATGTATGGTAAAGGAATGAACGCAGAAGATGCTGCAGAATCTGCTGCTAATACTTTCATGCAAAATTTTGAAATAGAAGATACATATTTTATTCCTAAAATTTATAATGGAGAAGATATATCATCAAGTGTAGATGGAATTATAGATAAAGCAAATGTATTAAAAGATTATTATTTACCGGAGTTTGGTGCTGTTGCTTTTAAATCTGCAACTGAAAGAGATGAAGTTTTATTAACAAATAAAATGAAATCACAAATGCAAACTAATGGTCAATGGAGAAATACTCCAGATGGAGAGGGTTTAGTTTTTGGAATAGTATTAGCAAATGGATCATTTGCACCTGTAATAAATGAAAAAGGAGAAGAACTTGCTTTTAAATTTAATGACACAACTTATACTATTCCGGGTACTTCAGAAAACTTTGATATGAATTTAAAATACAATGAAGATGTAGAAAATGTTTATGCTATGGGTGGTGCTATTAAAGTTGATTTAGAACCTGTTGCTGTAAAAGAAAAAACATTTGATGTAGAATCTTTTTCAAATTATATAAAAACAGTAGAAAATCAAAAACTTTTAAAAGGTAATATTTCTAGTTTTAGACATAAATCACCAGAAGGAGGTTTAGATACTATAGGTTTTGGACATAAACTTACAGAAGAAGAAAATAAAACTAACACAGTATATGGTTATGACTTATCAGAAATAAAAGCATCAACTTCTAAAGAAAGAATTATTGAAATATCAAATGATATTTTAAGGCAAGATTTAGAAAAAACAGAAAAAATTTTAATTAAAATTCATGGAGACAAATTTAATAATTTAGATAATAGAAGAAAACAAATGTTAATTGATTTTCAATTTAACGTAAGAAACTTTAAAAATAAAGATGTATTTCCTTTATTCAAAAAAGCATTATTTGCTGGTAATGAAAAAGAAATGAAAAAACAATATAAAAGGTTTTTTAAATCTAATGGTAAAACTAAATCATTAGCAAGAAACAAATTTTTTAAAAAATATTTTTTAGATAAATAATATGGCACAATTTGGTTTTGGATTAAACATAAACAAGACAGCACAAGACACAGGCTATGATCAATATAAAACTAATTTATTTGAATCATTAGGAGCTGTTGCAAAAGATAACTGGAATTATAATCCAGTAATATCTTTAATGACTTATGGAGATACTTTACAAGCAGAATCAGAATCAAGGCTACAAAATATAGAGCCTGTAGACAGAAATGTTTTAAATGAAAGATATAAAGATATAGGATTATATTTTGAACAAGATGAATATCAATCAGTTGTTAATATTATGGTTGATCAAAAAGAAAAAGAATTAGAAAGACAAAGTATAATTCAAAGAGGACCAAAAGGTTCTTGGAATCCTTTAGATGGTGGTTTTTATGTAGGTGCTGCAAAACTTGCAACAGGTATAGGTGTTAGTTTTCTTGATCCTATAAATATTGGTGTATCTTTTATACCTGTTTTTGGTCAAGCTAACTTTGCTAGAGTTGCTGCCGCAACAAGTTTTAGAACTGCTAGACTAGCACGAGGTGCTGTAGAAGGAGCTGTTGGTGCAACTCTTGTAGAACCTATTATTTATGGTGTAGCTCAAAAAGTACAAGCAGATTATGATCTTGTAGATAGTTTTATGAATATTGGTTTTGGTTCTGTTATTGGTGGCGGACTTCATGTAGGTGCTGGTAAATTAAAAGATATAAAAACTGCTAGAGATTTTGAAGCAAGAGTTTTAGCAAATAAAGAAAGTTTAACTACAGTTGAAGGTGGAGAGCCAGAAGTAAATTTTTATAAAGAATATTATCCTGCTGATAGTGAATTAATGATGAGATTAGAACAAACTGATCCAGAGTTAAGAAAAAAATTATTAGCAAAAGCTATTGGTGATCAACAATTAGATGAGCCAGTAAATGTTACTGATATAGCAAATGCTGATCCTGTAATGAATGGCACATCAACTAAACAACTTGATATACAACTTAATGCAGCAAGAAAAAATCTTGATGATGCTATTAAATTTTCTAAAAGTGATGAATTAACTGCAAAAGGTAGTAAAGAAAAATTAGTTGCAGATGCTAGAAAAAAATATAATGAATTACTTGCAGAAAAACAAAAATTAAATCAAGAAACTAGAACAGAACCTGTAGTTAATGAAGCTACAATTAATCGTAAAAACATATCAGATGATTTAGAATTAAATTCTGTAAAAGATAGTACAGTAAGAGCAGAACCAAAAGATACTCAATTAAAAGTTTCAGAAGAAAGATTATTAAAAGTAAGAACAAAACAATCTGAAAAAGGATTAAATTTAAAGTTTGGTCCAGATGATTCAACATTAAAAATTGCATCAGAACAATTAGATGAAGTAAATTCTAAATCACAAGAAATAGATGATATTGTTGCTGATTATATTAACTGTAGTAATGGAAATTAATAATGGCTAAAAATACCTGTTTAACAAGAGTAGAAAATTTATTAAAAGGTTCTTCAATTAAATCTGTAAAAAGAGATGAAATAATAAATTTAATTCAACAATCAATGGCAGAAAAAAAACTATCTGGCATGGATGAAGTTAATATAGATAAAATTTCTAAAGATGTAACAGAACAAATAAAAGCACAAAAAAAACAAGATAAAATAAATGCTGTTAATGATGAAATATTAGTAAGAAAAAAAGTAGAAGAACAATTAGAAAATTTTAAAGATGATCCAGAAAATGGATTAATATCATTATTGGTTGGTACTAATGAATTAACAACTGGTGCTAGACAATCTGTAGGTGTTGCACAAAATGCTGCACAAGGTCAATTAATTGCTGGTTTTAATGCTGAATTAAAAAATGCTGGAGTAGATAAAATATTTGCAGATGCAGATATGGCAACACAAGAAAGAATTGCTATAGCTATGGAAGAGTTTGCTCAACAAAAAACAGATATAGAAAAAAGAACAGGACTAAAACCACCAGTAACAGAAAAAAATACAGATATAAAAAAAGTTGCAGAAATAATGGAAAGTTATTCTGAACTTGTTAGACAAAAATTAAATGCTAGAGGAGCTAATATTGAAAAAATGTGGGGTTATGTTGTTAAACAATCTTATGATCAATTTAATGTTAGAGCTGCTGCAAACAGATTAAATAAAAAATTAGAAGAAATAACTGTACCAGAAAATTTACAAGGTAAAGATATAAATTATAATAAAAATTTTACAGCATGGAAAAATTTTATATTACAATATTTAGATGGCGATAGAACATTTGCAAATACAGATGATATAGATAATTTTTTATTAAATGCTTACAACTCTATAGTTGGAAATAAAATTCAAATAGCTGAAGGAGCTGGTAATATTTTTGGAACTAAAAATGTAGCAAAAGGTGCAAATTTTAAAAGAGTATTACATTATAAATCTGCAAAAGATTGGTTTGCTGTAAATGAAAAGTTTGGCACAGGATCATTAAAAGAAACTTATTTTTCTGGATTAATGACCGCTGGAAGAAATATGGGTATGATAGATTCTCTTGGTACTAAACCAAAACAAAATTTTGAAAAAATTAGATATGCTATTCAACAAAGATTAATATCAGATCAAAGATTAGCTGCTGCACAATCTATATCTTCCTATACACCATTTGATAAATATATGAAAGTTGTAGATGGAACTATTCACACTATTGAAGGTGGAACTATTGGTTTTGGTGCAGCAAAATGGTCAGCAATAACTAGAGCTGTAGGTAATACAGCTAAACTAGGTGGTGCAGTTATATCTGCTGCTGCTGATTTAGGTATTTATGGATCAGAAATGAAATTCCAAGGTAGATCATTTTTAGGTGGAATGTATGAAGGGTTTACAGGTTTAGCAAGAAGAAAAAATACACAAGATAAAAAAGATTTAGTTGAAGGAATGGGGTTTTTAGCAGATGGTGTAGTATATGATGTTTCTGGTAGACACACAGTAGGTGATAATTTAACTAAAGGTTGGACTAAAATTCAAAGAACATTTTTTAAATATAACTTACTTTCTTGGTGGACCAACACTTTAAAAGAAAATTCAATGTTAGGTATGGCAAACTATTATGCTAAACAAAAAAATTTAAGTTTTGATAAATTAAATAAACCATTACAAGAATTTTTTTCTTTATATAATATTGATTCTGTTAAATGGGATGTAATTAGAAAAACAAAAAATGGAATGGTAAAAGCAGATGATGGAACTGAATTTATTAATGTTGCAAATTTAGATCAAATATCAGATGCTGATATAAAAAGAATAACAGGCATAGAAAATTTAAGTAAAACAGAACTACAAATAGAAAAAGATAAGTTTAAATATTCAGTATCGGGAATATTATTAGATAGATCAATCTATGCAGTTATAGAACCAGATGCTAGAGTAAAAGGTATTATGACACAAGGATTATTAGCAGGAACTGGTATGGGTGAAGCTATTAGATTTTTAGGTCAATTTAAAGCATTTCCAATGTCAATTATGAATAAAGTTTTAGGAAGAGAAATGGCTTATATTAGAAAAGGTAATAGACTAGGAGGTTTAAGTACAGATGCTGGTAGAGCAGAAATAGGAAGAGGTATTAGAGGAATGTCAGCACTAATTATAACTTCTGGTTTTATGGGTTATCTGGCAATGACTATGAAAGATTTATTAAAAGGTAAAGAACCAAGAGACCCAACTAGCACCAAAACAATAATGGCTGCTTTTTTACAAGGTGGTGGTTTGGGTATATATGGAGATGTATTGTTTAAAGAACAAAGAGATGCTGGTTCTGTTGTTGCTGGTTTAATTGGTCCAGCTCCATTAACTGCTATTGATCTTGGTTTAGCTTTTAAATATGCTTTAGGTTTAGAAGGTGGTAAAGCAGGTAAAGCTGCTTACAGAGCAATAAGTCAAAATATACCTTTTTTAAATTTATTTTATGCAAAAATAGTATTTGATTATATGATAGGTTTTCAACTGATGGAAACAGTAAATCCGGGTGTATTAAAAAGAGTAGAAAAGAGAATGAAAAAGGATTATAACCAAGAATATTTATTTACAAAACCATCAACAAGTAATAAAGGTTTTTAACAAATGACAGTATCAACTACAATTATTAAAAATTCCCACAATGGTAATGGCAGTACCACTAACTTTGCCTATCAATTTAAAATTTTGCAGGACAGCGATCTAACAGTAATTATTAGATCATCTACAGGTACAGAGACAACTAAAAGTCTATCTACAC